TCGAAGCTCGGTGAGGCCTGATGTCCACCTATGTCACCAAGCTTTTCGATCGGCTCGATCGCATCTGCTACTCGCGGTACGGCAACTCGTCGAACCAGATCGTGGAGTGGGTGATCGAGCAGAACCCAGGCATCGAGCTCTACGGCATCGTGCTGCCGTTGGGCATCACCATCAACCTTCCAGACGCTCCGAAGAAGCTCGACGCACCTCCGGTGCTCAAGCAGGTCTTCCTCTGGAAATAACTCTCTCCTGACGAGCATGTCTCGCCAGACAGGTCGCCCTTCGGGGCGGCCTTTTTCTTTTGTGCGGAGTGAATATGGCCACCGGCTACACGCCGATTTATCGGATCATGAAGGGCGGCATCGATATCACGGGCAACTTCAACGACCGATGCACCCAAATCAAAGTTGAGCTGATCGCTGGCGGCGGCGAAGGCGACAACTGCACCATCACCTTGGACGACCGTGACTGGGCAATTCAGGCGGTCGATCCTGGTGATCAGATCGGGCTTTATCTCGGCTACAAAGAGATCGGTCTCGCCTATCTCGGCACCTACAATCTCATCGACGTCACCTGGAAGGGTAAGCCCCGCAGCGTCCAGCTGACCGGCACGTCGACCAAGTTCGCCGATCTCAACAAGACGCCGACCACGACCGAATACATCAACATGACGGTCGGAGACATCCTCAAGAGCATGGGCAAGGACACCGACGTCCTGACCGCCATCTCCGGCAACCTGGCCAATCAGGAAGTCACCACCAAAAACCAGATCACCAGCAACTACCACTTGATCCACGAGCTGGAGCGCCGCTACGGCGCCGTCGCGAAGGTCGTGGACGGAAAGCTGATGTTCGTTCCGCGGGACTCGCTGCAGAGCGCCAACGGAACGGACATCCCAACGCTGGTCTTGAAACCGGAGCACTTCGGCGACTGGTCGGTTCGCTACTCACAGCGCAACGACTACAGCGGCGTGAAGGCGTTCTGGTGGGATGAGCACGACAAGGTCCGCAAATGGGTCCAGTCTGGCGTCCAGGCGTTTGGCAGCGGATCAGGCGGCGAGTTTCCGATCGGCGATTGGTTCAAGTCTGCCGGCGAAGCGCAAGCGGCGGCCGACTCCAAGATGCAGGCCTTCAACCGAGCCTCGGTCGAGGCGACGTTCGATCTTGCGAAGGGCGATCCGTGGATCCGCGACACTCAGGCCATCGCGGTCGAAGGAATGCGGGACCGTATCAACGGCTCGTACATCGTGAACCGCGCGATCCACACGTACATCAAGAGCACCGGTATCCGCACCACGCTGGAATGCCGAGCGCCTGGCAACGGCGTCGATGTCAGCGACCGCGCTGACGACCTGCTGCTGTCACCTCTCCCGGGAGAACCCATGGGCACCGTGCTGCCAGAGAAGTGGAACTTCCCGGACGACCTCTAACGAAAGACCCCACCATGTTCAGTAAGGAAATTGTCGACGCCATCGTGGCGGCGGCGAACGAGAACGGCTGGCCGGCGTCCGCGCTGCTCGCCGTTGTCGAATGCGAGACTTCGGGGAAGCCGTTCGAACAGGACAACCACACCCCGTCGCTGCTCTTCGAGCGGCACAAGTTTTATTCCGAGCTTCAGTCGCACAAGCCGCTGAAGCTGAAGGACGCCATCAAGGCGGGCCTCGCCATCCCGAAGTGGAGCCGGAATACCCAGTACAAGGACCAGGGCACCTCGGCCGGTCGATTGAATGTCATCGCAAAAGCGAGGCAGATCGACGAGGAAGTCGCCAACAGAGCGGCGTCCTGGGGCCTTGGCCAGACCATGGGCTTCAATGCCGAACGCCTGCACTACGACAACGCCACCGCCATGGTGGACGAGTTGTCGAAGGGCATCGCCGAGCAGATCGACGCCCTCGTCCGGGAGATCAAGACCAGCAAGCTGGATCGTTTCCTGAAAGCCAAGGACTTCGCTTCGTTCGCCCGCGGCTACAACGGCGCCGGCTACAAGCAGAACAACTACGACGTCCGGATGCGCAACGCAGACGCTGTCTGGGCTCGCCGCCTGGTCAACGGCTTCGAAGCCAAGCCGGGCAAGACCATCACGCTGGTCTACCAGAGCAAGCTCAAGGAGCTGGGTTACCCGATCGGCAAGATCGACGGTGACTGGGGCGATCTGACCACGGGCGCCACGTCCGCGTTCCAGCGCAAGGAAGGCCTGAAGATCACGGGCCATCCGAACGATGAAACGACCGGGCACCTCGACAGCGTCGGCTCCGAGCAGGCCCGCCAGCCCGCGCCGGAGCGCCAGACCGCGACAGTCGACGACCTCCGCGCTGCTGGCTCCCAGACGGTCGAAGCTGCCGACAAGGGATCCCTGGTGTCGAAGGTTCTGGTTGGTGCTGGCGCCCTCGGCGGCGCGCAGCAGACCGGCATCCTCGATCAGGCCCAGGACATGGTCGGCCACGCGCAGACCGCCAAGGCCATCCTCGACTCCGTCAAAGACCTCGCCTCCGGCCTCGCGCCGTACTGGTGGGTCGGCGTGATCGTGGTCGGCTTCGTCATGTGGCGGCTCTACGGCGACGTGATCAAGCGTCGCCTCGAAGATCACCAGACAGGAGTTCACCTTGGATAAGGCCATCGAAAAGGCCAGGGCATTCTTCGCGACCACGGCAGGCAGGGCACTTGTTGCCCTGTCCATCCTGGCGGCGATCATCGCCTACGCCCATCACCGCGGAGTCGTCTCGACCTCCGCAAAGTTCACCGCGCAGGTGGAGCAGCTGAAGCAGCAGCTCGCCGACGCGCAAGCGAAGCCTGTTCAGCAGGAGCCCCCGTACTGGGAGTGCAACGGTCCCAAAGAGACCCGCCACCCCAACTGCCGGGACGAGGACGCCGAAGCCGATCAGGCCGGCAAGCTGAAGCAGGCTGAAACGGCGAACGCCGCTCTCCAGAAGAAGGTCAAGGACTATGAAACGCAGCTGGCTCACCGGCCTGCGAAGGGCGGCAGTTTTGCTCTGTCTCCCGCTGACGCTCGCAGCCTGCAAAACATTCGGTGACGCGACGCCCCAGGAGCAGATGGACATCCAGTCCTGCATGCGCCTGGCGAACGCCGTGGAGCTTCCCCCGATCAAGGCGGGTATGGATGCCCGCGTCGTGATCGCGCGCTACCGGGCCGCCCTCGTGGCGGCAAACGCCAACATTCACGACACCAAGGCCTGCATGGCCCTGCTCGACCGGGCAGAACAGGACGGTAAATTCTAATGGCTCTTTCCGACGTTACTCTGGACGCTGTCCTGAGCCTCGCCGGCCCCCTCATCGCCGCCACCGGCCTCATCTCCGGCGTCTGGTACCGGATGGAGACGAAGGTGGAGAGCGTCCGCCGCGATGCCGCCGACTCGGTCCACGCGGTCGAGAAGGAACTGTCCAACTTCAAGATGAAGGTCGTCGAGGAGTACGCCTCCTGGGACACCGTGCGCTCGATCGAGACCCGTCTGACCGAGCGGATGGACGGACTGTCGAATCAGGTCATGGCCATGCCGGACGCGGTGGTCGACCGCATCACGAAGTTCCTCAATCTGAAATCGACCTGATAAGCCCTGTGCGGGCCGGGACGCCCCGGCCATCTACCGACACCAAACCGCACACGCAGACCCTGAGGCCTCAGGGGCAGCCGGTGAAAGCCCGGCATTAGCGCATGTTACGATATGCGTTGTTGACCTTTTCTCGATCGCTTGAGCCTCGCATGATCAGATCGACCGTGCAGGAGCCGACGCCGGGCCCGTTGCCGTATTCCTTTTGGCAAGCTCGTTCAGCGCGTGTCGCAAGATCAGGCGGGTTCATCGTCGTGAAAATCCCATAGGCAATGCCGAGCACGGCGAGCACACCGCCGAGAACGAAAATCCGTTTATCCAAAGAATCCTCCCCAATGTGGGCGGTTCCAATATCCCGATCGGCCGGAGGTTGCAACCCGACTTTCCGACCAACCGTTTGCATTATCCCGAAGCTCATTTGCATTCAAGCAAAAGTTATGGTAGTCCCTCAGGAAGAAATCCACAGCTCCTGAAGGACCCCATGGCTCCGCCGCAAACGCCATCCGCTGAACGCGCCCGCAGAAAACAGGTCATCGAAGATCTGCTGAAGCAGGGGTATCACCCCCAGGGGCAGCGCGGCGGCATCGCGTCCGCGACGAAGACGGCGGAGCGCCGTGAGAACATCAATTATCCGAACTGGGTCCGCGCCGAAGAGGCGCTGAAGCGCAAGCGCAAAGAGAACTACGCGATCGACTGGTCGCTGTACGTTCCGCCGACACCCAAGGCTACCGTCACCTCTGGTGGCGAAGAACTGTCCGCCGAAGAAGTCGACCCGTTGATCCGGGCGAAGACGCTCTCGGCCGAGGTTACCGAACTCATCACCCGATCGAAATACCCGGTCATCAATCCGGAAGCCGTCATCGTCGACACGCCAATGCTGCGGAGCTGGTCTGCCAAGCACCACCGCTACGTGGAGAAGGAAGGCAAGCCCCGGACCTGGATGGTCGAGACCCTGCGCGTCGCGCCGTACCGCGACCCCCGCGGCAAGAACTTCATCTTCACGGGCGCGCAGAACGATGCGCTCCTGCACGAGGAGTTCTGGGTCAACCTGAAAGCCTATGCTGCCTACATCGACGCCGAGATCATCGTTGGTCCTTGGACCTACGAGACTCAGTGGTGGTCCGAGAACGACCCACAGGCGCGCGAGTATGCCCCCGAGCTGGCTGAGCACCTGTGCTTCGGCCAGATGAAGATCGGCAGCAACTTCGTGTTCTGCGGCGAGATGAACACGCTGCCGACCGCGTCGCAGCCGATCTCCGACCTGGTCACGTACAGCCGGGGCCGCTGGGCCGTGTTTCCGCACGCCAAGCGCCAGCTGAAGAGCGTCCCGTCGAATGACCCCAACGTCCAGGCCCATCAGGTCATGACGTCGGGCGCCTGCACGCGGCCGAAGATCATCCCGCGCAAGGCGGGCGTGAAGTCGCTGTTCCACCAGGTGGTGGGCGCGACCGTCGTGCAGTTCGACGAGGACGGAGACGTCTTCTGCCGGCAGATCACGGCTGACGACGACACCGGGGCGTTCTACGACCTCGACGCCTACGTGGCGAACGCAGAGGTGACCACGGGCCATCGGGCTCGTGCGGTCACGCTGCCGGATCTGCACGTCCGCAAGATGGATCAGGCGAACTGCATGGCCATCTTCGGGTGGGACATGCGGGGCGGCCGGTCGCAGTATCGAAACAGCATGATCGACGTTCTCGATCCCGAGAACCTCATCGGCCACGACATCTTCGACAACGAAGCGCGGAATCACCACCACGTCCACGACAACGCCTACAGCTACGAGATGGCCATCCGAGGCCGTGACAGCGTGGAGGAGGAGGTCGACCAGTGCGGTCGATTCCTGCTGACGGCGGTCGGCCTGAGCGACCTGATGCCGATGGTCACGGTTGGCGACCGGACCTTCGTCGTTGCGGAAGGCAACCACGACATCGCTCTGGAGAAGTACGCCCGAGAAGGCCGGTACCGAAACGACGGCAAGAACGTCCGCTTCGGCATGCAGCTCGAAGACGCCTACCTGGACTATGTCGAGCGGCGCTCCATCGCCATCGACAATGACCAGCCGGTGCCGCGGTTCTCAACGTTGGAGCACGCCATCCGCCTGAAGTATCCGCAGCTCGGCGAGCGGGTGGTCTGGTGCCATGACGGCTACAGCCATCTGATCGACGGCATCGAGGTCGGCAACCACGGCTTCCGCGGCGCGAACGGCGCCAAGGGTACGGTGGCAGGCTTTGCGCGGGCAGGGCGCAAGATGTCGATCGGCGACAAGCACAGCCCCGAGATCATGGAGGGCGTGTACGTGGCCGGCGTCATCAACCTGCGCCATGGCTACAACAAGGGCCTGTCGGGTTGGGCGGTCACCGTGATCATCCAGTACCCGGACGGCAAGCGCTCGCTGCTGACGTTGCAGAAGGGCAAGTGGCGGCCGGGGCGTCGGGTCGTGCGCGTGCCTGCGCCGTCTCTCGCTGCCTGATCGTTTGCATGAATGCAAAAGGAGGAACTATGAAGCCGCTCGTCTACCTGGCGGGCCCGATCTCCGGGCTCGACTTCGATGGAGCTACCGACTGGCGCCAGACAGCGAAGGAGCTGCTGCGCCAGTTCGGGATCAAGACGCTGAACCCGCTGCGGAGCCAGGAGCATCTGCGGAAGGTCGGCACCTTCACGAACGCCGCCGCTGAGACGGCGCGGCTCGAGTCTCCGATGTCGATGCCCAAGGGCCTCACGACGCGGGACCGCTGGGATGCCATGCGCTGCGACGTGCTGCTGGTGAACCTGCTCGGCGCGAAGACCGTATCGATCGGCACCGTGATGGAGATCGCCTGGGCCGACTCGCTGCGCAAACCCATCGTCGCAGCGATCGAGCCGGACGGCTCCAATCCGCACGAGCACGCGATGCTCAACGACTGCATCGGCTTCCGCGTCCCGTCGCTCTGGGACGCAGCAGACGTCACTCGGCAGCTGCTTGCCTGCTGATTTGCTTGAATTGAAACGAGGAGAAGACAAATGACGGTAGTGGTAGGACTCTCAGGCTTCGCGCAGTCGGGCAAGACCACGGCGGCGCTGTACCTGGAGCAGAAGTACGGCATCCGCCGCAAGCACATCGCCGAGCCGCTGCGGGCGATGCTCGCCGTGCTGTTGCAGGCGAACGGCATGTCGTCGGACGAGATCACGGAATACCTGGAGGGCGCCAAGAAGGAGCAGGTCATCCCGTGCCTGGGCGTCACCTCGCGCTACGCGCAGATCACGATCGGCACCGAGTGGGGCCGCGAGATGATCAACCAGAACCTCTGGGCCAACACCTGGGCTGCCGGCGTCAAGGATGGCGAGTCCGTGATGAACGACTCCGTGCGCTTCCCGAATGAGGCCGCGGCGATCCGCCAGCTCGGCGGCTTCGTGATCATGATCAAGCGTCCGGGGACCAAGCCGGCGAAGTTCAAGAACAAGCTGGGCGAGTTCCTCTACAGCAAGTTCGGCATCATGTGGGGCGTGCATCCCAGCGAGCGCATCGACCTGATCAAGCCTGACTTCATCATCCACAACGATGCGGACGTGGAGACGATGTACCGCGACCTCGATGCGGCCATGGCCAAGTATTTCGAGAAGACGCAGCTGATCAGCTTCAAGCACTCGCGGCAGGCCATCGCGGCTGCGCACGGCCTCGCACTCGCCACCGGGTTCAGCCGCTAATGGCTGGGCTCGGGCTCAAATGGAAGCATGACGACAGGCCGCAGCGGCATGGATGGGCTCCAGGTGAGTACGTCCATAGCCGTTGCGTCGGTCAGTTGTGCCGGGAGCTGGAGGATTCCAGCTTCATCGGCGCCAAGCGGGCGATCATCTGCGCCGACTGTGCGTACGCGATGCCTGACGAGTTGCCGAAGCCGGTGAAGGAGAAGCTCGACCGCAAGGGCCTGCTCTTGGCGCTGAAAAGCGCGCTCATGGACATGGACTCGATGATCTACCAGCCCAACGATGAGCCGTGGACCATCTACAGGTCTCACACCGCGAAGTACACGGCCAAGCGGCGTGAGGCGGCGGTGCTCATCCAAGAGCTGATAGACGAATAAGGCAACGGCCCCTCGCGGGGCCTTCGTCGTTAGTGGCGGTAGGTCGAACCGCTGCCGTGCTGCGCGCCGGGGACGTTGAACGGGACGCTGTACCGCAGGTGCGGGTGCCCCAGCTCCTCAGCCACGATGCGCACGGCCTTTCCGGCCGTTGCCAGCTCACCGTCAGTGAGGATGCCGAAGTGGTCACGGATCACCTTCTGCAACACGGCGAGGGCCGGGATTTCCTCTTCTGCGGCGATGTTGATCAGGTTGCGGGAGCGGACTTGGCGGAAGACGACAAGGAAAGCTTGAAGGGTAACAGACATAAGAACCTCTTTGGGTGAGGCATCCGGACGGAGCATTCACGCCCCGTCCGTGCCAATACCCTAAGTGAGCTATATGGAAGCCCCTCGAAAGAGATTTTCGAGATTTATTTTGGCCTGACCCACCACCGTTTGGTCATGCCGATCACGGAGGACTCCAGCTCGCCCAGCGCCTTGGCGTCAGTAGTCCCCGCTGTCGAGATAGACGATCTGTTCTTTGTCGTGGGGTGCGGATCGCACGACCTGGATTCCGTTCGTGCTGATCTTCCGCTCGGTCAGGTCGAACTTGACCATTGCCAGCGCGCGGGCTTCGGACTCCGCGATGACGATCGACTTCCCGCCCAGCCACATGCCGTCGAAGGTGATCTCGTAGACATTCATTGGCGCGACTCTCGCGGCAGCCGGGCGGCGCTCGCCAGCGTCTGGATCCACGCCGGGATCGAGGAGTCCTTGGTCAGGGCGTGGATGAACAGATCGTGGTTATGGATGTCAGCCTTCGGGATCACGGCGTAGCCGTGTGTCTCCAGGATCTTGATCACGTCGCAGAGGGGATACCCGTAGACAGTTTTTCGGTGCTCGCCGTTTCTCATAGCTTTACGATGTCTCCGTTGCATTTGATGGTGAGCCACTCGTAGGGCTCCGCGAAGTAGGGATGGTCGTAGTAGAGCTTGCCGCACACGTTGCAGACGACATCACCGCCCGCGCGGTACATGTCGCCGGCCTCGATGCGCGCGAGCTGCTCGGCGGTCGGAACCGGTCGAGGTCGAAAGGGCATTCAGGCCTCCAGGTTCTTGACCAGCTCCCGCACGTCGACGGGGGCCTTCTTCGTGCGAACAGGGCCATCGCCGCGGTCGCCGGCAGCGCGCCGCCGCTCGACTTCGTCCATCGCCTTGTTGATCTCGGCGCACAGCTCCTCCTTGGTGGAGGGCTTGTCGCCGGGGGTGATCTTGAAGTTGCGCACCTTGCGGGTCGGATCGTTGAAGAGCCGATTCATCAGTCGCTGTTGCTCCGGCCCCATCAGCGGAACTCCACTGACGGGTGCTTGTGGCCCTCGGTGCAGATGGTGTCGCCGTTCGGACGCTTCTCCATCATGTTGCCGGGCTCCCCGCAGGTCGGGCAGAACCCGAGTCCGAGTCGCTTCTCTCGCTCGGCGAACCACGTCTTGATCTTGTGGTCGAGCTTCGGAGCCGTGGCATGCAGGCGAGAGAGACCGGTACCGATGCCATCCTCCGGCACCACGACCGTCTTACCCTCATCGAGCACCTTCTGGACGACATGCAGATCCTGCAAGACGAGGATCTGGCACTGGATGCTGTCGTCGAAGAAAGCCCCAGGAGCCATGCTGGGCTTCCATTTGGTGACGACGCCGATCGCGTTGGGCTCGCCGCGCATCTGCGCTGCCTGCCCGCCGTAGCCCCGGCGTTCGACGTTGTCGCCGAAGACGTAGAACCTGTCCGGGTTCGCCTTCAGATCTTTGCGGTCGATCCACTTCTGTCTGATGATGGGCATCAGCAACCTGCCTCCGAGCACTCGCGGGCGATTTCAGCGGCGACGGCATCGAAGTCGATGTCGAGCGAACCGCTGACGGTGATGTTGACCTCCGGCTCGATCTCGCCGGGGACGATGATTGGCTCCTTGCGGAGCATGCTGACGACCAACGGCCAGCTCGGCGCGTCCTTCGAGCGGATCGGAGCCGGCACGACCTCGCGCCAGGTGGGCCAGTGCAGCCAATTCGTCTTCGACGACGGCTCCAGCAGGCCTGCCCAATCCGGGATCTCTTCCGGCCGCAGCAGCCCAGGTGGCGTGACGAAGTAGAACTGGTCGGAGAACAGCCGCGCGCCGCGCTGCTTGAGCGGCTGCTTCACGTCCTTCTGGAAGTCGGAGCGCGAGACCTTGATCTCGTAGCTCGTGGCAGGACAGCCCTTCGTGGCTGCGGCTTCGATGACCCACAGGTCGATCGAGCGGTCTGCACCGCCCGCGTACCCGCACCCGATCCGCAGTTCCTGGCGCGCGACGGCGCCAGGCTTGTGTCTGCGGAGGAGTCCATCCCGAAGCATTTCGGTTGTGAACTTCACTGCGGGCTCCTTATGACGGTGAGACCCAGGCGCGGATGCGGCTGCGGGAATAGACCGCCTCGCGCACTCGACCGCCGTGGTTGCCGCTGATGACGATTGGGTCACCCTTGGCAGTGAATCCGGAGACGACTCCGACGTGTCCGCCGCCGCGGCGGCCCATGGTCACGACTGCTCCAACCTGCGGGGCGATGCGCTGGTGCTTCTCCCAGGAGAGGGCGCGGTCATCGACGTCTTGGGCGCCCGTGACCTTGCGGAGGAACGCCGAGCACCAGAGGGTGCTGCGAACGCCCACCTGGTGAGCGGTCTCGCCGACGAACTGGCGGGCGCGGTCGACGACGCCGACCCCTGCGCTGATGCCGCTCTGAAGGTCGCCGAAGAACGAGTGCTCCTGGGGAGCTGTGACGTTGATCTTGGCCACGCGAGCGTGGTGGTGATGGTGGTGATGATGCCTTGGACGTGCTTCAGCGGCCGAAAAAGACAAAGCGATGATCGCGGCGCCGACGAGCGCCGTGCTCAGGGTTTTCATTTTTGGTAGCTCCGTTTGAGGTAAATCAGACCGCCGAGTTGCGGGCAGCGATCCGTTGGCGGTCGGCTTCGACCGCGGCGTAGGTGGGCAGGCGGGTCCATTCGTCACCACGTTCGATGGCGAAGGCCTCCTGCACACGGCTGATGAAGAAGCGCGCAGCCTCCTCACCCATGTCTGCGAGGACGTTGCCCCCGCAGACCATTCGGAATTTGATGACGGGCTGCTCGCCCTCGCGTTCGACCTTGGTCGCGGCGAAGCCGATCGGGCCTGCTCTGACGACAGTGATGTTCGTGATCTTGGCGGTGATGTTCTCGGTCATGCTGCGATCTCCTGCTGCGGGTTAAACTTCGAGGTTTCGTTGCCCCAGGAGTCCCAGCCGGGACGCTGCTCGCGGCTGAAGATGTCGGCCTTCGGATAAGGGCCAGCCATCTTCTCGGCCTCGACGTAGCCCTCGTCGGGCTTGCGCGAGTGCTCGCGGCGCGGGGAGAGGATTGCAGAGCGGATGTTGCGCGCGTGGATCTTCGGCTTGCCGACCTTCCCGATCAGGAAGGGTTCATGGCAGTTGCGGAGCGCGTAGCCGGTACCGAAGGTCGGCTTGCTGCCGTCCTTCACCATCTTCACCCAGACACCCATGGTGACGAAGGAGACGCCCCACTTGTCGAAGCAGGCGCGTGCCTGGTCGTACATCGGCGCGGTGGCGTAGAGCCAAACCCACATGCCGTCGCGATGCGCGAGATCAGCGATCGGCATCGCGTAGATGTCGTCGATGGTCATCGTGTCGTAGTGCTGCTCGGCGGACTTGCCTTTGCCCTTGGCCGAGTAGGTCTTGAACGCCCACGGCGGATCGATCTTGGCGAGGCCGTAGTGTCTGCGCTTCAGTGGGTGGAGTGCGAAGTTGTCGTTCATCTGCTCACATTTGCATTCAAGCAAACGACAGGACACACGTATCCCGTCGTCGCGGAGGGTTAGGAGGAGAAGCTGGCTTCCAGTTTGGCGAAGGTCGCGTTGATCCGATCGATGCGGGCAACGTTGCAGTCGTAGCACCACGGACCCCAATGAGTTTTGCGGCACGATGCCTTGCATCCGGCACAGCTCACCAGCTTTCCGGTCTTGTAGTTCTCGCGATCACGCCACGGGTCGATCGGGCGCTCCTTCTTTGCCTTCAGGTTCTTGTCGGATGGAAACATGTTCAGCGCGGCCTCACTTTGATCTCGTCGTACTTGGCGATGCCGGCGGCGGTGATGCGCCACTGCTTGCCGTAGCTCGGGTGCTGCTCCTTCTCGAAGTAGCCGAGGCCGGCGAGCTTCTCGGTAGTCTTGGGGTGGAAGAGGCCCCATCCGCCAGGGCGGGTAGCGGCATCTCGCAGTGCGTCCATCTCTCGCTTGTTCATCGCGGGGTCACCGTCATCTCGATCTCGCGGCCCACGTAGAAGGCGCGCTTGTTCCGGTCGGTCATCGGAACGTTCACAAGGATGCTCATGCAGGGCTGCCAATCAGCGGCCCCGACCGCCTTGCCCTGAGCTGTGACGGCCAGCTTGTCGCCCCTGTCGCTTACTTCGAGTACGTGTGCATTGATCTTCAAAACGGTATTCTCCGGGTCCGATGGGTATGGGCTTGGTCTTCTCGAAGCAGGTCATGTCGATGCCCTGCCTCTCAGCTTCGTCGTAGAGCGACGGCGAGATGAAGATCGGCGTCACGTCTTCTCCGCCTTGCGGGCGTGGTCGACGCCAGCGAGGAAAGCGTCCATCACAGCCCAGCCGTGCCAGAGCGGAGCAGGGCCGTTCCAGGCATCAGCACGAGGCTTGAGCGAACGACGGAACTCGTCTCCTGCCAGCAGGTCTTCGATGGGTCTGTCCTTAACTTCCATTCTTCGCTCGCCACTCTTTCGCTTCAGCGGTCAGCCGCTTGTCGATGATCTCGTCGTCGTTCTTCGCCATGATCGCCTGAACGAGCACGCCGTCTGGCAGGGTGGACTGGCACGGCTGCTTCTTGTCGGGACGCTTGCAGGAGGGTTGCGTCAGCTTCTCCCGCACCACGAACATCTCGCGGTCAGGTCCGAAGCGCTCGACCAGACCATCCTTGTTGAGGCGGCCCTCGCGATCACACTTCGAACATTTCACGCGGACATAAGGCAGCGGCCACTCGCCGAGCTTCATGCTGCCTCCTCGGGTTCGATCAGTTCCCAGGCAACGCCGGCTTCGTCGTAGATGCGGGCGGCATCGGCGACAGACTGAGCCCAGCGCTCCTTCAGATGGTCGGGGAGCTGCGGCGCAACGGCACGCTTGATGCCGGACTGCGTGACCAGCAGGGAGCAGTTTTTGCAGGTGATGAACGGCCAGGTGTAGAGGGTGTAGCCGTGCAGAGGCTCGCGCGCCGTGAGGATGGCGTTGATCTCGCCATGGACGACCAAGCCGTACTTGACCTCGCGGTTGTTCAGCCGCTCCTCGGTGTCGGCGATCCCCCGGGGGAATCCGTTGTAGCCGAAAGACGCCATGGTCCGGTCGGGGCGCACGATGACGGCACCGACTTTAGTCGAAGGATCCTTCGAGGCTGTGGAGACCGCCTCGGCCACGGTGAGGAAGTAGCGGTCCCAGAAGACCTGAGGGCGCCGATCGAGGTCCGGCTCCGATAGGAATGATGTCAAACGTGCGATGATACCGGAGTTTGCAACTCGGGTTCGCAAAGCGTCAGTGCTGTTGACCAATCCGAGGCCGCTCAGAAACGCGGAAACACGCGGAAACACTGAAGGAAGCTGGGCTCTGGAACCGGCTGACAATCGACACTCCATTTGCTTTGTGCCGTTTGCATTAAGGCAAATCACGAGTCTTGGCAAGGGGGTTGCCTTACTTTGTTCACCCCTGAACATTTATTCAGATGTAACCAGAAGCCCGGGATTTTCCGGGCTTTTGTTCCTAATTTGGGGTAAACGCATCCGTGGTTCTACGGACAATTGTGGCGCTTGTGTTTCAATGCAAATGCCGTTAGCAGTCTGCGAGCGGAGGCGGGCCTTTGGTAGGCCAGCGAACGAGAAAATTAGAAAATGAAAACGTCCATCAACTACCGCTCTTACGTCGTGAGTCACGACGGGAGCGCCTACAATGCCATTGCAGCTGACGGGGAGCCGTTCCAACTCAGATCCAAGAACATACTGCGTGTCACCAGGGCCATCGACGCTCTCTGGAATGCCCTTGAGGGAAAGATCCCCCTCCCGGCCTGGTTCTTGATGGCCACGGACGTTATCGACATCGACGCCGC